CAAACAAAGTTCATACAATGATGTAATGCGTTTCCTGTTTGGTGACTTGATTGAAGCAGTTGCCATGTTGGTTATGAAAGCATCTGGAGTTAAAGTAATTGCAGAACAAAGTCCTTGTGAATTAATCCTTGATGGGGAAGCTATAAAGGGAACACTAGATGTAATCCTAGATGAAGATGGTGGACTTAAAGTATGGGATATAAAATCTGCATCCCCCTATTCTTTTGATTACAAGTTTAGAAAAGGGTATGATACAATTAGAGATGACGATGCATTTGGATACATAATGCAAGGGCATCTGTACGGAGAATCCAAGAACCTTCCTTTTGGTGGGTGGATAGTTATAAACAAATCCACAGGAGAGTGGGCAGTTGTTCCTGCTCCAGAAGATCAGATGGAAGAAAGAAAACAACTGATACTCAAAGCCAATGAGACAGTAAGGCTAATCAAGTCTGGTAAATTTAAAATACCGTTTAAACCAGAATGGGAAACGTATAGAAATAAAGGTGAAACGGTACAAACAAAAAATAAGATAATGCCCAAGCCGTGTAGTTTCTGTGAATACAAGTCACACTGTTGGTCAAAGGCAACCTATCAGCCCAAGATAACATCAAGGGCAAAATCTCCACCTAACGTATGGTACACGACCTATGCTCAGAAGAGTTTGTAATGACAATATTATATACAGAGTCATACCCATTAGACATCCTCACGATGAATCCACATGTCTCGGTTATCTATGTGGAAAGCTATATACAGAAGGGGGGTGGAAGACAGATGTCTTACCTAAGAAACCACTTACGAGGTTTACCACTAACATTGAGGGAAAACTTTTCGACAGGGGGATACTTAACCCAACCAACAGAAAATCGTGACATAATTCAAATAGAAAAAGAGATAAAAAATATAATTGCAAAACTGCAAGCCTTTAGTGTTGTCTGCTTTCCTATCCTTCCATTTGAAAAAGAACTTGAAAATTTAAAAAGGTATTCCCCTAAAGTAGAAAAAAAATTAATAACCCATCTGGATAAATTGAAAAATGATTACCTATAGATCACAATTTGAAAAGCGTGTAGCATTGGACATAAGACTACAGGGGGGAAAGTTTGAATATGAACAACATAAGATTCAATACAAACCCCAAGTTAGAACCTATGTTCCAGATTTCTACATTCCAGAAACAGACATATATATAGAAGCAAAGGGTAGATTCATATCCACAGATAGAACCAAGATGTTGATGGTACAACAGCAACACCCAGAACTTGATATACGATTTTTATTTATGAATTGTCATCAAAAGCTTTACAAAGGAAGCAAAACAAGTTATGGTGAGTGGTGTAACAAACATGACTTTAAATGGGCAAACAAGGCAGTGCCTTTAGATTGGTTGAAAAAATGAGTGATGATAAAAAAACAATAGAACGATTTACCCTGTTGCCAAACAGGTACTATATTATATTAGAGAAGGTTGATGAAGAACAGTTTACTTTATCAGCGTATGACACAACTAAGGTAGACAATCCAGATGCCATACCTTGTGCTGCATCCGTTGCACAGGAAGGATTGTTGGAAATGCTTGACACGAACTTTGATCATGTGGTAGGGTTGGGAGTAGCTAGAATAGAAATGAGAAAAGGTCTGGAACGTGAGATTGAAGTAAAAGGAAAGATAGTTAAGGATAATGTTGTTAAGGTAGATTTCGGAGATAAGCAATGATAAAAGATATGGTAAACAGCCCACCCCATTATAGACAGGATGATATAGAATGTATTGATGCTATTCGGTCAGCAAACAGTGAAGGTTTTGAATACTATCTACAGGGAGTAATATTAAAATACCTCTGGAGATACAGATATAAAGGTAAGCCTATAGAAGATTTGAAGAAAGCAGAGTGGTACTTAAACAAACTCTTGGAACTTAAATCGGAAGAGGAAATGAAGAAAAAATGAAAAGCTTACCCACACCATATCAAGACTTCATCCATAAGTCACGCTATGCTAGATGGATAGAGAACGCTAACAGACGAGAGACTTGGAATGAAACTGTCACACGCTATCTAGATTATATGTGCCATCACATAAGGAAGAATCATGGCATTGATGATATAGGCAGTCTGTACGATCAGCTTTACAACCACATAATTGATCTGAAGGTTATGCCCTCTATGAGAGCAATGATGACTGCAGGGGAAGCTTTGCATAAGGACAATATCTGTGGGTATAACTGTAGCTATATTCCTGTTGATCACCCAAGAGCATTTGATGAGTCAATGTACATATTGATGTGTGGAACAGGAGTAGGGTTTTCTGTAGAGAGAGAACATGTAGATAAGCTTCCTGTTATTGCAGAAAATTTTCTTGAGAGTGATACGGTTATTGATGTGAAGGACAGCCGATTAGGGTGGGCAAAGTCCTACAAGGAACTGATAGCATTGCTGTATTCTGGGCAAGTTCCCACTTGGGATGTGTCACAGGTTAGACCTGCAGGAGCAAAGTTAAAGACTATGGGTGGCAGGGCATCTGGGGCTGAACCTCTGGTGGAACTGTTTGATTTTACAGTAAATACTTTTAAGAAAGCTAAAGGTAGAAGACTGTATCCTATCGAGTGCCATGACCTTATGTGTAAGGTTGGTCAGGTAGTTGTAGTTGGGGGAGTCAGAAGGTCTGCATTGATCAGCCTATCTAATCTAGGGGATGACCAAATGCGACATGCCAAGTCTGGTAATTGGTGGGAAACTGAAGGGCAACGTGCTTTAGCCAACAACAGCGTATCCTATAAGGACAAGCCAGAGATGGGTACATTCATGCGTGAATGGGTGTCTCTGTATGAATCCAAGTCAGGTGAGCGAGGGATATTTAATCGTGAAGCATCTGATCGACAGGTAGCTAGGAATGGAAGACGAGAGACAGGACATGTCTGGGGTACTAACCCTTGCTCTGAAATTATCCTAAGACCTTACCAGTTTTGCAACCTGTCTGAAGTGGTTGTACGCAGTGGAGACACATTACTGGAATTAAAACGGAAGGTACGCATGGCGACTATACTGGGTACGTTCCAATCAACACTAACGGATTTTAAATACTTGAGGAAGATATGGACACAGAACACAGAGGAAGAAAGATTATTAGGAGTATCCTTAACTGGTATAATGGATCACTCAGTCTTATCAAAAACAGAAGAGTCTGGAAAATGGCTAGAAAAGATGAAAGAAGAAGCGATACGAACAAACCAAGAGTTTGCGTCACTACTGGGTATCCCTCAGAGTGCAGCAATAACCTGTGTAAAGCCATCGGGTACTGTGTCGCAACTTACTAACTCTGCCAGTGGAATACATTCAAGACACAGCAGTTATTATATACGAACTGTAAGGGCAGACAACAATGACCCTCTAACTAAGCTTATGAAAGATGAAGGTGTTCTCAACGAACCAGATGTAATGAAGCCAGACTATACTACTGTGTTTTCATTTCCTTCAAAGTCACCTGACAAAGCAGTGACACGAAAAGATGTGTCAGCACTACAGCAATTAAATCTGTGGAAGATCTATGCAGATAAGTGGTGCGAACACAAACCCTCTATCACTGTAACTGTCAGGGAAGAAGAATGGATGGAAGTAGGTGCATGGGTATACAGAAACTTTGATATTATATCTGGCATATCCTTCCTACCCTATGACGATCATGTGTATCAGCAAGCCCCTTATCAGGATTGCACAGAAGAAGACTACACTGCATTGTTGCTCAACACACCGAAAAGTATTGACTTTAATAAACTTTCGGAGTATGAAAAAGAAGACAATACATCTGGTAGCAGGGAATTAGCCTGTACTGCTGGAGTATGCGAACTAGTAGACATCGGAGATACAGCATGAAGATAGAATTAAATGATTTTGAAAAAGAGGTTGGGATGCTCATAGCAAAGAAACGCTATTCCATGAACAGGAAGAACAGCGTGTTTGACGACAGGCAGACGGATAAGATGACAGAGTTAGAACCTGACATAGAAGGTGCAATGTCTGAATTAGCTTTCTGTAAAGTTGCAGGAGTGTACCCAGAGAATGTGTTTACGTTTGGAGCATCATCTAAACGTAAAGGTACAGATGGTGGGGATGCTAAAATTGATGGAAAAGTATTTGACGTAAAATCCACAAAACATTTAGGTGGAAGGTTGATTACTAGAAAAAACAACCCACATGTAGATGTATACGCTTTAATGGTTGGGCAGGAAGGAAGTTATGATCTTAAAGGTGTAATGGAATCTAAAGACTTCATATCATCTAAAAGATATGGTGATCACTTTCTTTTTAGAACACCATGTTTTATGGCTTTGCAAAAAGAACTAATACCTTGGGAAGATTACGTCAGTGCCTAAGAATCAGTTAGCAGAGTTATTTTCGTTTAAGGCTTATCTCAACCAAGATGGTAAGGTTGACATAAGAATGGAATCTGTAAACCCAGAAGAATTGATTAGGGTTATGGAGCATGGTCTTCCACAATATGAAGGCACATTTAAACTGGCA